TTGTGTAACTATTGAAATCATGTGACCGAAAAACTTAATTTCGTGTCCAAAATTTGTTGACTACTGCACAGGGATGATTTCTTCCCCCCGAATTCATCCCTGAACGATCGTTTTTGCGTGCAGGGATGCATCCTTCCCACAAAATGCATCCCTGACGAACTGTTCTTACGTACAGAGATTATTGCGTGTCTCATCATGGAAAAATAATCAAAAACCTTGTATTTTCAACGTTTACAACCGTTTTCGTTGAAAGTACAAGGTTCTTGAAAAGATGCCGCCAGCGGGAATCGAACCCATAAGCAATGCCTAGAAAACGTTCATTTTAAAGCATTTTTCAAATTTCGTGTGCACTGCCGTGTGCACTATTTTTTAGCCTTGCGATTGCTTTTAATATTAAGTTGTACTTTCTAGGGTATAAAACAGCCAAATCTTGCATGAGATCGTCCATGATTTCAAGCAGTTCGGTAACGTCTACATTCGAACACAAAGACAAAAATTCACTGTCTGATACTATCTCGGGTAACACATTACTCTCACTGATAATAATCATGATTACATCTCCTTGTAAATATCCTGATATGCTTTGGCATCTGCCATCATGTCAACGTGCTTGTTCTGCATGTAAGAACAGAACTCCAATGCTCCTTCCGGAAGCGAGCCTTCTGCCATCCTTCGTTCCTTGATCTTCAGAACAGCTTCGTGAAGCATGGTTGCGTGCTTATACTCCTGCGTGCTGATCGTGTACAAGGTTTCTGCAATGTCGGGCCATTTCTCCTTGATCTCTGCCGCCCACTTTGCATAATCCCTTGTGTCGTCCAGTTCATCCGTAATCTGTTCCATGAACTTTTCAATCTGTTTCATAGTCCACCTCACGCAAGTTTAACTATGCATCCGGATACAAGCGTTACCGTTCCGGTTCCTTCTCCGCTGATAAGAAGCTGAATCTGTGTAGGTTCCTGACAGCAACACGTTGCAAGGTAACGGATCGTTCTTGTCTCCATGATGGAATTACCAATCGGCACGGTCTCAGAACGCTGAGATTCGGGCAATACAGTCCCGTTCTTGGCAAGTGCAAGATTTACTATGCCGGCCGCTGTCTGTGCGATATTAACGGCTATCTCGATCTCATACAGACCGCCGTGATCAATCTGGATTGCGGCTGGAAGCACGTTTACGGAAGCTCCGGTATCCGTGACCTCAGTTCCCAACAGTGACAGCGGCGCCGCAGTGGCTCCGATTGTCTGGGACGTTGTGCAGTAGAACTGAGAGCTGGATTTATAATGCGGGTTTTTAAGGCAGTTACAGTTTGCCATATTCTTTCTCCTTTTTGAAAAACGCCCCACCGCCGAAGCGGCAGGGCTTACAGTTAGTTGTAGTTGCCACAGCAGGGAGATGCGTTATAAGGATATACCCCATAAGCATACGGATTCGTTCTCGGAATCCCGCACATTGCCGCCTGAAGCTGAAGCTGATTGATCTGGTTCTGCATGTCTGCCATGCGGTTTCCTGCAATTGCGTCAAGAACCTTCTGAACCTGTGCAGTGGTGTTCTGATTGATCGAAGCAGTGTTGATAGCACCCTCGTACTTCACACCATCAATCGCTCTCTGTGTATCGCAGCAACACTTCTGCATGTCCGTGAAGCCAGCATTAACCGCTGTCTCAAGATCTCTGACCTCTCCAAGCGTGTTATAGTTGGCATCCTTGACTGCTCCGGTTGTGTCGTAAACACCCTGTCTCACTGCCTCTGTGATCTCGTTGTTCTGCCGCTCAAGAGCCGCAAAATCGGTCGATCTCTGGACATCTCCAACCGTTGCGCCACGATCTCCGGTTTTACCTCCGAAAAGACCGCCACCACCTCCAATTGCAAGCAGAATCAGTAATGCAAAAATCCACATACCGCCGCCGCAACCATTGGCACCTTCGTTTCCCATTACGGCCGCCATATCAGCCGGGGACATTGTTCCATCCATAATTTACCTCCTTATGGAATCAATCCGGGCCGATAAGACCGTTTATAGCGTTTATAGATAACCTGATCGGGTTATTTCATGTTAAGCATTGATAAAATTGTGTTCGGATTTATGCCCATTTCTTTACACTTGGCATAAAATAAATCTTTAGGTGATCCGCTTCCGACCATTTGAAGAACCTGTTGAAGTATGTTCGGGTTGCTTGCCATCTTCTGCGCCTGTTTCATCGCTTTCTGCAAGTCCTGTTGGTTTGAGTTGTTCGGAAATAGCGTGCTGGACATTCTCTATAGACCTCCGCAGTTCATCAAATTCGGAACGGGTAATTACATCATTAGGAGTAGGAATTTTGACAAGATCGAACGTATATTTTATTCTTGACTTGCTCATGAAATCCCCTTCATTGGTAACGATGTACACCCGGTCGGTCTGGTCATCGAAGACTGCCGCTGTTGATTCGGGCGGTAACTTCATTTCTGTTGCTCCGCTTGCACCGGAGCAATGTAACAGGCTGATCGGTCTTTGCATCGGATTATAATATGGGGGATAGTACATATCATTTCTTGCCATAATTCCCACCTCCTGAGTGCATTTTATGATTCTGAGCGCATTAGTCATGCGTGCAAATCGTCCATTTTGACACGGAATATCGTGTCAAGAATCAAAAGAGAGGGGGAATTTTTATATGAGCAGAATGGTATCTGATGCATTAGTTGGGATACTGCATAAATCAAGGGTTTCGGCCGGCATCAGTCAGCGAAGTTTAGCAAAATCTATGCATCACTCCGTTTCAACTATCCAAGCGTGGGAATACGGAACCGCAAACCCACCGTTTGAAGATGTGGTTGAATGGCTTGATATGTGCGGTGTAAACCCTCTCAGATACTATCTGGAATACCTTCATCCAGATCCAGATTCCAGTGAAAGCACAAAGGCTTCTGTGCAGTATATCCGCGATGCTGTTGTTCGGTATTTCAAAAACATAGCTCCGGATTCAGAGATAAGAAGGCTCGCCTTCTGTTTGTTTGGCGGGACTGGTTCGTCATGGAACGGACAGGTTGATGAGCTGTGCGCATTGAATCACTTACAGATCAAAGAGAGAATTGATGTTGCAGAGCTGATCTTTAGTAAGTACACAGTAGCTAATTCGACAGGAAGCATTCGCCAACCGGATGCAGTTCTTCCAGACATGGAGAACTTCCGGGCCGCTATTGATTCATGTTATAAGGCTGTTGCAGACGGTAAAGACGAATATACGGTATAAGAAAACACCCCACTGGTTGTCCAGTGAGGTGTTCTTTTTAGAATGGATTCTTCCAGTTTTTATTGGCAAATGCGCTGAACATTGCTCTCTTCTGTTCTGCTGTGAGCTTCTGACTGTTGATGTAGTCAACAACCTCTTTCTTCTTCAGATTACCGTTTCTGTCTGAATCCATCGTCTGATAGATAAGTTTGAAGTTTTCCTCAGACTTGTTAAGTCCCGGAATCTTTGCCGAGGAATATTTACTGTATCTGCTTTCGTAGTTCCTGTTAGCCCAATAGCCAGCGTTTACTACGGCACTGTCAGCAGATTCACCTTTTTTAATTGCGGCGATAGCCTTGTCCTTGTTCTTTCGCACTTCCGAAAGTTTACTGGACATATCCGGAACAGTTTCGGTACTTTTCGTGCTTGCCTTCGTGGATGCCTTCGGAAGCCCAACTTCATCAGGGCCGGGAATCGTAACGGCTTTCCCTGTTCCAGTCTTTGTGGTGTTCTTGTTCTGGTATACCCACTTCCCACTCTGCTTCTTATATGTTCCACTCTGATATTCGGATGCCTGAGAAGCCAGTTCTTTGGCTTGCGCAGGATCTTTCTTTTCAACTGCATTCAAGTAGTCGATAACATTGTCAATCGAAGCCTTGCCCTCGCTGTTGCTTGCCTGTACTGCACTTGTGAAAGAACTCTTTTCGGATGATCCAATCATGGAATCAATAACCGCTTTTGCTCCACCACTCTTATAGGCTTCTGAGAGTTTGGAATTGCTTGAAGAAGCACTTCCACCGTATTCTGCCGCAGTGTTCGACTTAGAGAACTTATAGATTTTCTGAAGGATATCTGCCTTGTCTGTATCGCTCAGATCATCATACTTTCCGCTTGTAAGAAGCTCCTTTGCAAGCACTGCGCTCGTTGTTCCCTTGTCGATCTGGTACTGTGTCCAGTCTTTTTCTGACAGCTTTTCACCGCCGATCTTAGCTTCACTCGTAGCCGTATACGGGAACAGGTTGTCCGCATCTTCCGCAGACATTTCCCCATTGGAAACAAGGCGTTCTTTTAATTCTCTGATCTTGTTGTCGAGATCGGTGCTCTTGTCTGCTGACAGCTTTGCAGGAGTAGCAAAGTTAGCAACACCTCTTCCGACTGCGTTTGCTACCTTGTTGTCAGTGTAGGCATCCACTCCGGCACTGTTCTGCTTCTTTACGTTGCCCCAAGCATCAATAGCCGGTTGCAGTTTCAACTTGTTAAGAACGGGGATGTTGTTTTTATCGGCCCAATCTCCAACTTGCTGTAAGCCAGGTATTTTTGTTTCAAGGTATTTCGCTGTGCTTTCAACCTCTTTCCCTACTCCGGTTTTGCTTGAGTAGGAACTTCTCTGTGTGTCATCAGCAGTAGAGTTGATTGCTCTGCCAAGTGTAGGAAGAAACTGCCCTGCATAGCTTTCTGCTACAGACCGTGTTACCGCGTTTATAGGCTCTTCACCTTGCTGCATATACTGTACAGAATTAAGCACGGAAGAAAGACCGGAAAGCATGGTTGTATCAACAAGACCGCTTTCAACATTTAACAATCCGTCAACAAGAGCATCAATTCCTTTCCCGTTCTTTTTGAACGCTTCGTACATTGTTGCACCGATAATAAAAGGCGATGCTGCCGGAACAAGATCCGAAAGATTGGCATACTGCTTGCCGATCTTTACAGCCATCTGCTGTCTTCCGGTTCTTGTGTCTGTGTTTTGCTCTTTCACCCCCTTATCTGATCCAATCTGAACGATTCCTGCATGAGCAAAAATTGATCCGATGACGCACATTGTTGTTCCGGTTGTTGCTTTTGCCATGTCGTCAATGAATTTTGCCGCATCAATTTCGCCACGATGAAACTTATACGCGTCAGCAAAGGCATATACATATTCTGCCGGGCTGTATTGCAGGCACGATTTTAATACGTTAATCGGTGTCTTCTTGAACGGAACTGTTGCATCAATAAGTGTTCCGGCCGTTTTTTCTCCAACATTTCCGTTCTTTAACATTGTTGCAAAGTTTGTAAGCCCAGACGCAAGCTTACTGTCCTGATGGAACGCCGCTTCCTCTGCCTGATGAACAGCATAATCGCTTGCCATAGACAGGAAGTCCTTTGCTTCCTGTGATGAATCAGAAAAGATTGAAATGTCTTTTCCGTTTGCTTTCACATAACGGGCAAGAGCGTTCTGATACTTGTTCATCATTGCCTTTTGGTCGGCCTTGTCCAAAGACTTTGTTGTTAAGTCAGATAAGCTCTGAACAAACCTTCCAACCTTTCTGTTTCCAAAGGTTGAAAGTGCCTTGTCCAGTTCCACGCCCGGATTCGTGTATTTGTTTCCAGACAGTGCTCTTGCGGCGTATTCTTCGCCGTATTCCTTGGCGGCAGAAACAAGCTTTTTGTCACTCTCACTGAGCGGATTCAGAATGGATTTTGTTCTCTGTATTCCTTCGCCACCGGACGCCTTGTTCGCACGATCAGCGGCAGTCTCAATGAGCGCACCAATATCATCTTTAAGGTTTGTGAGCTTTCCGAACAGTACGTTTCCTGCGATGTTTTTTACCTGCGTCTTCGGATTTCCGAGCATCATAAGATAACGGAAAGAATCTAACTTCTGTCCGAACGATGCACCTTTATATCCCGGCTGAGACTGGATATCTTTAGCAAGTACGCTGTATGCTTCCTGCTCAAGATCCATGTACTTTCTTGAATTGTACCCGTACTTCTGTGCTTCATCAAAGAGCATCGTTGCTTTGTCAATTGCTTCCGAAGAAACACCGCCGTATCCGGTCATCTGCATTTCAAGAAGATCCTGAATGCCGTTCCAGTCTTTGTCTTTCAGAACAGAATCCGTAAGGTTCTGAATCTGTTTGTCTGTAAACTTTCCTTTGAGCTGAGAGTAACCGTTAAGGGCTTTCTTCACTTCCTGCCATGCAAGCTGATTGTCTGACGTTGTTTCCATCTTTCCATCAAGCATCTTCTTGAGCATTTCAGAAATCTTCTGTGATGCATCGTCAATCTGACTATGCTCTTTAGGAAAAAGTGCTTCATCGCGAAGGCGTTTTATTGTTCCGTCAGCAGACATCAGCGCACCGTCAATGTTGTTTCTCCATTTTGCGTTTGCCTGCAACGTCTGAGCGTTATAGTGCTGCGCATCCGTAAGATTACGTGCAATGTTGGAAGCCTGTCTTCTAAGGCTCCCTGCTTCTGCCGGATCAGTTGCGTTCTTTGCCATCTGATTCAGCTTTCCGTAAGCAATGTGCATTGCATCAACATCAGACGATCCGAGGGCCTTGAGCTGATCTTTTCCCATGGAAGAAGAATACTTCTGAACAAACGCCTTCGGATTGCTATCGTAGATTGCCTTTCCCGTTTCAAAGGATTCCTTCTCCGAAACAGTAAAGTGGCGTGTCTGTTCGTCAAGGCCCTTCACATACTGCTCATCCGTGGCAAGACCGGAATTTTTGATTGTGTTGGTGTATCCTCTGCCGATATAGCCTTCGTTGTCCGTCTTACTCTTGCGTTTTGACATGCGTTCAGACATAAGGTCTACTGCATCTTCCGGATCAACTTCCTTTTCTGCTGCTCCGGACGCGGTATACGCTTTGCCATTTTCCATATTGGGAATGTCGCTTGCCTTACCTTCGGTTTTTTTTACATCATTAACAAGCTGATCAAGCGCATTCTGTCCACGCTTGTTCAACTCATCAACGTTTGTATTATCCTTTGCCGCATCGTTAATAGAAATAGAGGGAATTTCTTCCTTTTTTGCGGATTTTGAGACTGATTTTGTATCAAAGGGAACCTTGCTTGTAATAATATCGTCCTTTGGAACATCCATATCGGATGCCATTGTTACATCACGCCCAAGAATCTCACTGATTCTCTTGTTCGGATTCCAATCGGAACCATCTTTGATAGAAGGAATCTCCTTGCTTTCCCCTACCGCTTTTTTGACCGGTTCTCCTGCATAAGCATCCGGATTATAAGTCTCGTTGGACTTCTGTATTCTGTGTTTCTGATAGTTCCAAATGTTGTTTGAAGAACCGGACACAGAACGCAGATTGATATCGTTTGCATCAAAGCCATCAATGTTGTCCTTTGCATACTTCTTCAAGTCCTTCATTGCGCTTTGATAGTTATCAATTGCTTCGCCAGCAACACCATATTTGCCATTACCAACAGCATCATCAATGTCGTTTACGGCACGTTTTGCTTTCGTCAACAGTTCCCTGACGGTTTCATCCTGTACGCCGTACTTTTCCTCAAACTTATCCACATTCTTCTGCAAATTTGACAAGGATGTGTAAGGATCAATTGGCTTTTTCCCGTTGTATTCTCCGAGATAAATCTTCTCGTCTCCGGCAAGGTCAGACGTTCCAACGTCCTTATAAATCTGTCCGAACTTATGATCTGAAGGTGCAGATTCGGCACCGTTTTTCATGCTGGATGCATACCTGAGATATCCGGGCTCAATGGTTTCTGCCATGTTGTCAATCTCGTCTGCAAGGTCTGGACGCACCTGTTTCATCTTATTAACGGTTCTGTCCATTTCTGCATACGTTGGCATTGTTACAACTTCAGCATACGGATCATCTCTGTTTATTCCGTAGCGTCTTATCATCGCATCGGTGTTTGCTTGCTGTTCAAGATCTTTCATTCCGTGTTCCCACTGGTTCTGTTTTGCGGCAGAAATAATGGAACCGGCCTGTTCGTCCGGATACTGTGCATTCTGAGCCTTGTTAATGAAATTGTTTATTCCGGTCTGAACGTTCTCTTTTCCTCTGGTTTCGTTCATGTACTGGCTGAGAATGTCAGACGCTTCCTTGTTCGCATCCTCCGGAGACTGAACAGCCACCCGTTTTCTTGCAAGCTCATCGGAAAGCATTCTGCGCGCTTCTTCTGTGGCATCCTCGCTACTCTGATAGTTGAGATCCGCCGTATTGACGTTAATCCCGGCGTTCTTTGCAATATTAGAAACTGCATCTTCCGCAGTCTGTCCCTTGCCAAAAAGGTTATTAAGTGCATCAGAAATAGAAGGAATAACACCGCTCTGAATTGTGTTCGTTCCCATGTTCATAGCAAGGTTGTTCATCTGGTTTGTAGACACATCACTAAAAAGCCGTCCTGCATCTCCGTCATATTTGCCTGCTGATGCGTTATCCATAATTGTTGGAATCGTATCAAACGCGGTATCTGCCGCCTGTCCGACAATCACGTCCGCAAGTTGTTCTGTTAATTTCTTCCCGGCAACTCCTTTTGCAGTGTTTGCAATGTTTGCCGTATTCAAACCGACCTTTTCATTTATCGTGTTTGAAATAGCCGGAGTTAATCCGGCGGCATTAGCAAGCTGATTGAACAGCGCATACTGTGCGCCTTTTCCGGCCATTGTCCCCGCAACATTCGCAATGCCGTTCTGCTTTTTTGCTGTATTCTGTGTTGTCTGCAATTTCTGGGAGAGTTTATCTCCTGCGTTATCTTCTCCTGTCAGTTTGCCAATAGCGTTTCCGACACCTTGTGCCATTCTCTTCGTTGTAGAAAAGGCATTTGCAAGACCGCTCATAAACGATGCTCCGGCAGATGTTGCATTTTTGAGTGCTGTGTAGGTGTTCATTTCGTCATCAGAAATACTCTGTCCTTTTAGCGTTGCTTCTCTGATCTTATTTTCATAGTGCTTCGCAAGTGTTTTAGCTTCGCTTTTCTGTGACTTTGTAAGTTTTCCGTTCTGTGCAGCAGAAACAAGGTTCTGTGCCGTAGAAAGTGTCTGATCGTTGTTCGGCTTTGCAGTTACGTTAAGCACTTTTCCACTCTTTGCAACTGGATTTTCAAGTGCCTGATTCGCCCATTTGAGTTTAGCGGCGCGTTCGTTGAACTTCGCTTTGTTGTATTTCTCTGTGGCCTTCTTGAAAGCCTCGTTATCCGCAGACGTATCCTGCAATCCTCTGATCTGCTGCTGAATGGCTTCAACCTGTTCATAATGCCCGGTCTTCTGTGCAGCCTTCTTTGCTTTTACAAGGCTTTTCTGCAAGGACTGCAACTTTTGATTGTTCTGGTCAATCTTCTTCTGTTCAGTTTCCAGTTTCTTTTTTGCGGTTTGTGTTGCTGCCTGAGCCTGCTTATAGGCAGACTGGGCCTGTTTGGTCTGCTTAGATGTGCGCTGTGTGGTCTGCTGAACAGACTGCTGTGTTTCCGCTTTCTTTTCTGTCAGTGCCGCATAGTCAGAATCCCTCTGGTTTAAGACAGACTGTGCCTTCTTTGCGAGTTCGGGATCGTTGTTGAGCTGGTTAAGAAGTGCGGTTTCATCGCCACCTCCTGCGTCAGCCATGATCTTGGCAATTGCCTCGTTAGAATACGTCTGTGCCGCTTCCTGTGCGTTTTCTGTGGGCTGTGGCTGATTGTCTGCAAGAGAAGGAATCGCGCTCTGTAACGTCCTCTGGACAGCTTCATCATAGTCCGTTTTTCCGGTTTGACTGGTGTAGTCAGCGTTTCTCTGGTTGAGAAGCTGTCTCGCTTTGTCAGCCATCGGAGAATCACCGTTCAGCTTAGACAAAATGTCAGCAACATTCTTGTCCTGCTCTTCCTGCGTCTGCACTTTCTGGTCTTTCACCATGTTTGCAATGTTGATCTGCTTTGCAAGATCTTCGTTGCTCATGTTCTTCACAGAATCCATAAGTGAAGGAATTTGCTGATCCTGTGTGGCTAAAGTCTGTCTGTATCCAGAGCCGGCAGAACCACCGGAAGAAAGATCCTGCTGTGTGTTCTGCTGTTCGCCAAGCCACTGCTGATATTCTTTCATCAGAGAATCAGCCGTAATGCCGCCAGACTGCTGAGGTGTCTGCTGTGGTGTCTGCTGAACAGGCTGATATGCGGATGCCGGAACGGTATATCCTGCCTTCTTCGCTCCTTTGATAAGAGATTCAGCCGTGTTATTTGCATAAAGCGATCTCATCTGCATCTTTTCCATGCGTTTCTGCATCGTGTTCTGCTGACTGATTGCCGCTTTTACTGCCTGCAAGTCTCTGTTTACCATAGATTTCTCCTATAAAAAAAATGAGGGGCCGAAGCCCCTCACATGTTGTTATGCAACACCGAGCATGTTAAGCGTCTGTGCAAGGCTCTGAGCGTTTGCACCTCTCTGAAGTGCCGCGAATGCCATTCTCTTTAACTGACTGGAATTAGCTCCATTGAGTGCCTGCTGTTGTAACAGCTTCGCATAGTTCGTAGACGTGTCTCCTGTCTGTGCCTGCTGAATCTGTGCAAGTGCATAAGGATTGTTCGCTTCCGTAGGATCAAACGTGAAACTAGCCTGATTGTTCTGCAATGCATTGAGCGCGGATATATAAGCATCATTGCTTGGAGCAATGTAGGCCATGTTGTCAGAATACGCTGTCTGGTAGTTTGCAAGCGCATCCTGCGCCGCGTTCTCAAGCTGCATTCTCTGCAAATCCAGACTGGACAATGCATTGTTGTACTGCTGAACAGCCTGTGAAATATTGGTGTTGAACGTCTGCTCCAGATCAGCAAGAGATCTGTTTCGCTGTGTGTTTACGTCTGTTCTTGCATTTCCGTAGTTGTTGGAAAGTGAAGCAAGAGTGGATTCGTTCGCGCCACCAGATAAACCCTGCGCAGTCATGTTCTGACGAAGGTTCTTCTTCTGAAGCATCGCATTGATGTATGCCTGTCTCAAAGAATCGTCTGCGTCTGCGTTGATATTCTTGTTGGAATAATCTCTGGATGCAGTGAGCTGTCTTCTGGTCTCGTTCAGATTGTTATCGAGGTTTCCCCTTGCGCTGTCGTAAGCTCTGGAAATGTTATCCATCTTACGGTTATAGGCTTCCTCTGCCTGCGCTCTGATTCCTGCAAGGTACTGAGAATAGATATCGGACAGGCTAGGGCCGGTATAGCTGGAAGACTGGTTGTATCCTGCTCCTGCCGCTCCACCGGATGCCCCGTTATTGATCGCCCCGCCTGTACTTGACGTTCCACCACCGCCACCACCACCAGATGGCCTTCTTGGCGAATGCGATCCACCACCGGAGTATGCCTTGTTTGCCGCTTCGTTCTGTGCGGCGGTTCTGTTGGAGACGATATAGCGTTCTCCGGTCTGATTGTTCTTTACTACTTTGCTTTTTCCGCTTACCGCGCCTCCGGTAATTGTTTCTACACGCATATATCCTCCTTACTTCAAAAGTTTTTCCCATGTTCCTTTTCCACACTTGATGTTGTGGATGGAACAGTCATAATCTGCCAATGCTTTTTCTGTTTTGGCTCCGAAGATTCCGTCTGCTGAACAAGGGAATCCTTCCGCATTTAAGAGCTGTTGTAAGAAGCGGACAACCTCTCCGCGATCTCCATACTTCACATCGCAAAGATCATAAGAGCCAACCTTATAGGTTCCTGCGGTTGCATCTGCTTCGGTCTTCTTCGTAGTGGATGCCATTCTCTGCCACTCTTCCCTTGTCAGATATGCTTTGTTAAGGTCAAGGTTTCCGACCCATCCAGTTAATCGTCCTGTTGACGAATACTGGAATATCGTGCATGACTTCCATGCGCCGTATCCACCTCGATCTGTCCACGGGAACACCTTGTATCCGGTTGGCAAACTGTTTCCGTACTGTGCCACCCACAAAGGATACAGGCCGGCAACATTGTTCCAATTGAAATCACGGCAGACAGACTTGCTCATGTAAATGAACGGAGTAACGCCGGTTCTGCTTCTGACATACTCAAGCCATTTATGCGCATAAGCCACATTTGAGAAATTGGCGTTGTCACCCTTCTCCCAATCAAGGCAGAGAATTGCTCTTCCGACAGCAGTTCCGATTGTGTCTAAGAAATGATCTGCTTCAGCGATAGCACCGCCAGAAGATGCATAGTGATATACGCCGACAAGTTTTCCCGCGTTGATTGCCTGTTCGTATGCTCTCTTGAAATCCGGATTAACATACTTTGTTCCCTGCGTTGCCTTAATAATTACGAAATCACAAGGAACGGCAGTGAGGTCAATTCTTTTCTGATACGATGAAATATCAATTCCGTTTAATGCCATCGGTTGTCCCCTTCTTGTACTGCACCGTAGAAACCATCAGAACAGCACCGAGAAATGTTCCTACTGCCGTGATGGTCTGTGCAACAGCGTCCGTCATTGGCATACCCCACAGAGGGCCTACGGTCGCCACAAACGTAGATGCTGCCGGGAGAACAATGATTGCTACCCATTTCAGAATGTCATATACCTTATTACTCATTTCTTTCCTCTCCGTTCAGAATGAACTCTTGAAACCTGTTTATTGCTGACTTCAATGCTTCCTTGTCCGATGCTCCAATCATGAAATTACCAAGTGCAAGCATGTAACGTGAAAAAGCAATATTTGACCCTTCAAGATGATCAAGACGCGATTTGTCGTTTGACAGGTATTTGTCGTAATCATCGAACTTCTTGTCGTGTCGTTTTAACCACGCTTCATGTTCGTTTAGTCTTGCGTCTTGCGTCTTGTTTGGTTTTCTCATACGCTCTATCACCTTCGCAATTACGGCGATAGCTGCGGCAACGGCGGTGATCGTTCCGCAAACAGCCATGATCGCCGTATACATTTCGGATGGAGTGATCGTTATTGGTCTATCCATTCACCTTTTCTCCTGTCTGATAACCGCTCAAACAGGCAGTTATCCTTATACTCACATCATAGGAACTTCAAAACGTTTGTAAAATTAGGCATAAAAAAAGCACCCCCGTTTCCGAGAGTGCCGTAAAAGATGTTGGATATCAGTACAACATTGTCGATGAGTTAATGCTCCACACGTTTACATTCCCAACCCCATACTTTGCAACAAGTTGATCCAAGCTCATGGTATTAAAATCACTTACTACTTCCGGTGTATCGCTAAAAGAGTTCTGCGATAATTGTACTGAGCAAAGATTCCCGAATTGGTTATAAGGAACAACAAACTGCACACCAATGGTTTGAGCTGTATGTGGAGCTATCGCAACAGCTCCCATGACCATAGAAGTTGTCGGGTACACGTTGCCGGCAGCATCCGTTAGCATAAATGGGTCAGGATACCAAACGGCATCGCTGTTGTTCTGAATGACAAACGGATAATTCACCGTTGCCGCACTGTGGTCTGCATTGAGCTTAAACGAAATCTGGTTCGTAACGAACGATAGATTTATTCCCACTGCATTGGAAATCGTGGAAAGCTGAGGATTTGCAATCGCGTATTGCCATGCGGCCTGATTTTGTGCATCATACTGTTTGCTTGCATACGCCATTGCTCCTGCCGCAAACTCTGCAAACGTCATCGGTCTATAGGTCGGTTGAATGTTATAAGTGGTTGTGTATCCACCAAAAACATTCGGCACACTGGTTGCTGTGATGGTCTGTGCATTCGCTGTGATTGGAAGTGCCAGAGAAAAAGCTGTCAGAATCGCTGTAAAGGTTGCTATCATTTTTCTCATCTTTTTACCCCCTTCTGCTTGGTGTAGTGCATAAATAATGATAGCACTTCTTTTTGGCATAATAAATCCCCGACTATTGCCGTCATTCAAAAGTCAGAGAGCTAATGGATACACTTCCAGACCGGTTATCGCCGGCGTTACCATAGATGCTAGGTGATAAGTAAATGTAAAACATTTTGACTTTAGAAATATCAATGACAGCTTTTGATGAAAATGATTTACGACCTTCACTATCCAAACTATATTGTGCAGTTGAATTAGAGTACGTATTTGACTGTGTGCAATTAACCGTTCCAACCGTTACTTTCTTAAAACTCTCAACATTTAATGCTAGGTTCGATGTAGAAGATGCCCCACATGCGCCATCTCCGTTTTTACCAATGTTTCCACTTGCATTAATATTTGTTAAAATGAGAGGTGTTACCCCCACTCCCCCACGACACGGATAGAAACTCATGCAAGCTCCTCTCCGAACAGAAGAAGATACTGCTCTCTCACTGCATTACGATACTGCTCATCTACGTCCTCGATGGTCTTAGACCCACGATAGATGCATCTTGCCAAAATACGTGTCTTTGCTTTGGTCATTCCGATACCCTCCTTATGCGATCAGATCAGCTATAGCGTCCTCGAGGTCGCTTACTCTCTGCTCTAAAATCTCCTTTTCGGTAAGGTCTCTGACGGTAAAGCGTGCTACGATCTTACCATCCGTACCAAGCTCCACCTGAGCTCCGGTATATACAACTCCGGTGATGGGCTCACCATCAAATGTGCCACCGATGAGGTTGTCTGCTACTTCGAACTGGGCCTTGATAAAATCCAGATCAGCGAAGGCTGTGCAGTCATACACCAGCGTATTGATGGTGCTTGTGTCTCTGAAATCGAATGTCTTCCCGTTCTTAAACTTGAGTGTCTTCATGCTTTTTCTCCTTTAGTTTCTTACTGTGATGCACACATCGAATGCGCTTTCCTGCGCATCAAAAGTTACTGTGCAAGTTCCTGCTGTTGTTACTACGTTGGTCGGTGAAATTCCGTAAATCGTCGTCCACGGAGTAATTAACGAATTTTCCGTAATGCTCGCATCTTTGAAGGTCAGCGTCCCACCGGAAGCTGTGAGAGACTGTGCCGGAAGCCTTTTCAGCGAGTATCCTAAAAGAGCTTTTGCAAGATTCTCCGCTGTGATGCTCTTTGTCCCGTTTTCACCATCCAGCAGCATCTTTTCGGAGGCCCCGATGGTAGATGCTGCCGTATAGTCTTTTATTCTGCTCATGAGTCACCTTATCCAATCGTTACCGTCTGACCGCCCGATGTGTTATCCGCTCTTACTACTGGAATTGCAGAAACAACAACCTGTGAAAGATAGTTATATCCAGTGTCCGGAGTGACCGTTTTCTGCGTAAGAGAAGGCGTTACCGTCTTTGCCTGCGCCTTTGCTCCCTCTGTTCCAGACATTGTTCCGGTTACTCCAAGAACGGTAACTCCCTGCCTAATATTCGAAGCAATCAGCTTTTTCTGTTCTGTTGCAGAAATCGCAACCTTTCCAGAACCATCATGATATCCAACCGGAACAGAATAGGCTCCTTCTACTGTTGAAATCTCACCGGAGACAGCCCCGTTGTTTTTCATGGTTCCGGTTACTTTTGCGCCTTTTACATAAGCGGTTTTACCGGAAAGAATTTCCGCTGCCGCAGCCGTTGCGTCTGCCGTTGTTGCATCCTTTGTGTTTGTACCAGTGATCGCCGCACCAGACTTGTCATGCGCTGTTACTCCTTTTTTGAGGTCTTCGGCGGTGATTGTGTCGGCAGTAAGGTCTATCAGTACCTCATCGCCGAGAACTACTTTTCCAATCTTTTTTGTTTCTGCCATCTTTTACTCCTTACATATTGTTACTGTGTACCCGCCAGATTCATTCGACACCATATAGACAGGAACCTCGTGAACCGTAACATCTTTTCGCATTGTTTTATTCGCTGTTGGCAAAGTCTGATCCTTGCTGAGCATTGGTGTTACCTCGTATTCTCCCTCGTAGGGATTGTTGCCTGTGCCTTCACAGTTGAAAAACGTTGCCATTGCTACACCATTTTGTACTTTCTTATCCCCGTTATCCGACTTCCGGAACTGTCAATAACAGCGTTCCCACTGGAATCTGTAATCGAATCTGTAAGCTCCATGATGTCTTGGAAATTCGAAAACAGAGTTCCTGTAATCTTTGCTCCGCTTTTGTCGTGTGCGGTTACTCCGGCCAGAACAGAACCGGCCGTTACTGTATCCGAAGTAAGATCAATCAAAACGGTTCCGTTTGCCAACGCTACTTTGTTTACGGTTGCCATTATTCCTTCCTCACTGTTACGCAGACGTCAAAAGCTTTCTCCTGAGCATCAAACGTGACTGTCAGCGTTGTTCCTGTTACAGAGTAAATTTCCGGAGATATGTTAGGAATCGTTGCGTATACTTCGATCAATGACGTATCTGTGATGGAATCATCCGTGAATGTGAGAGATCCTCCTGCGGCAGTAAGAGATTGCGCTGGAAGCCTTATGGATGTTTTCTTATCAACGTTTGAGATAAGAAGTTTAAGGTCTCTCTCTACGGCCTCAATAAGACGTTTCAGAGATGCCAGGAATTTTTTTGTTTTACCAGAAATTACTCCGGCTGTTTCTCCGGAAGAAATTTCCGGATACTCTTCCGCAGCTTCTACAACCGTTCCAATCTGTACGTTTGTTGCATCGCCTGCGGTCTCTTCCAATGCGGTCAAGGATGCTTCTACCGTTGAATCTCCGCGTTTGATCTGTTCAGATTTATAATCACCATCCACAGGAAGCACAAAGCCAGAGCGTCCGTTAAAGGTAAGAACGCCGCCGCCTGCCGCAGCTCCCGCAACGGAAGCCCAGTATTTGGCGTTGTTTACATCCTCATCTTCTCTTTTTCCTGTTCCTCCAATTGCCCAAGACTTCGACAATGTGGCCGAATCCGTCGCATCATCCGCAGAATCAGCCGCAGACGTTGCAGACGAGGATGCGTTATCTACCGATGCTTTTATAGAAGCAACCGCACGTTCTGTATCAGCTTTAAGCTGAACCGTTGCGTTCTTTGCGTCTTCTGCTTCTTTTGCTGCGTCTTTTGCCGCTGAGGTGTTTGATGTAATCTCTTGTGCTACCTGTTTTGTGTTGGATTCACTGTCTGCGGCGTTCCTTGCCGAAGTCTCTGCTTTGTCCGCATACGCTTTTGCAGAAGCCGCCGCACCCTGATTGAAATGTCCGACCGAAACCTTATATGTCTTTGTTCCATCGTCCAACGGAATCAGCAGACTGTCCGTTACTTCAGCGGTATACTCTGTGAGTTCCGATATTTTTATTGTGTCTGCCATCGTTGCTCCTTTACTTGATAATCATCAGTCTGCATTCAAACGGCACGTTCCACTGACCAAAGGTAACAGTTGCCGTGTTACCTTTTACCGTCATGTCTGTCGGCGTTACTCCATAAACAGTGGTCTGCGGAATTACTGTCTTGTTCTCTTCGCCAAGTGCTTCGTTCTCAAACGTGATTGTTCCTCCGTTTGCTCCAACAATCTTTGCTTCGGTAAACCTGATCCTGTCCATTGCGGCTTTTGCCATGTAGTAGGATGCTTCCAGATTTGTTCCTTTTTCAAACCCAACTGTTGTTCCGTTGATTAGTTTTTCTTCCTGCATTACGAAATCCTCTTGTATGCAGTCACGGAACCGGAGAATTCTATCTTTGTCCACTGACCGCCGAACTGGTCTGCCGGATCAACCGTTGATGTTGTGAAGTACACGGCTCCGACCGGATAAACGTTGTCAAGAACAATCTTCTTCCAGTTCAGATTACTAATATAGTTCGCAACCGCGCTCGATGTTGGAATTGCAGTAGTTGACGATACAAGCGTTGTCTGGATGGTCTTAATAGCCCCAAGAAGCGTTGCAACCTCGTCCCAGTTTTTCAAGGATGCTTCTGTGATCTTGTCCAGCGTGCCCTTGTTTGCGTGAGAATGCTTGTCTCCGACTACATCTCTTGTCTTTGCCGCAATCGCATTCAGAACGCTCTGGATGTTCTCAGACGCTTCAAATCCGGTCGGAACAGTTGCCCCAATGTTGATTGCTCCGGTGTTTGCTTCCTCTTCGGTGATGTGCTTATTCAGTCCATCAATCGCAAGGTTTGCAAGCTCGTCCAGAACGGTCTGCATCTCATATGTTGACAACTGTGGCGTATCTGACCTTCCGACATTTCCTTTTCCGTTTCTGTCTTCGTCTGTGATATGGGTAAATGCCATTTCAAAACCTCATTACTTGTGGTTGCCGCCTTGTGTGTACTCGACAGCAAAATCGTTCAATCCAAACGGCTCATTGACACGGTTGTTCTCAAACCGAAATCGAACGTGATCCAGTTTCTTCAGCCGGACTTTTGTTGACGATACCTTAGCCGTTGAATCTGTTGAATAGGTGAATTTGGAATAAGTAAGATGCTGATAACTGAAATACTTCAGTGTTGTAGCATCCTCTTTGATGCGCTCCCAGATTCCACGTCTCTGCGCCCATACTTCTACGGAAGAAACAATCTCCGGCATACACCGAATCGCAAGGTACCGGTAATTCTTGTTTTTGTAGAACAACTGTTCTGAAATATCCGCAGTCTCCCAGATTGCACCGTATTCCTTGCCGTTGTCGTTGTATGATTCCAGCTCGTGCTTATCTTTGTAGAACGCATATATCTTTCCATCTGTCGCTCCGAAGCAAAGCGTGTTGTCATACTCAAAGAACACGGAAGCCGGAACATCGTCCCAATAGAAACCGGCATACTGTCTGGTTGCATACGGCCTTGACTTATCCGTCTGCATTGGCTGTTGACCATCCAGAACATATACGTGGCTGTTCACCGCAAGCACATAGAAATCCTTGAAAGTGAATCCGTATGCTTCGTTCAAGTTCTCTTCTTCTGTCAGTTTTCCGTCCAGATAGTAGGATCTGTTCTGCGCATACTTCTCGCCCGTGATATCCTGCGCTGTGATTGCGTATACGCCAAGTTTCGTAAGGAACAGTGGTTCTGTTTCAAGATAAGCGAAACTGTAAGGAGAGACCGCTCCAACGCCCTGTAGCGTGTTTACCACCTTGAATGTAGGCTCGTCATCCGTGATATCACCTTCACGAATCAGAACAGCCTGCGACTGTTCGTTGCCGCCTTTAAATGCAGCCAGATAGTTGTTGATGATGGAATAACCAACAATCGCCGTACTGTCTGAACCAAGCTGTGAATAGTGCGTATCTGCAAAATAAGTAGGATCGTACTGACCGGAAAACCAGTCATAACAAATGTATGTGAACAGATCTCCGTCTTCGTTTTCTCCCTTGTCCGGATTACCGGAAATGAATAGTCTGTCCTGCGCTCCGTTTACTCCAAACAGTGTTCCGAATGTGCAGTGATTTACTCTGTCCGAATATCCCTTAACGGTTCTGTACGCCTGAATCTTTACGTTATCTTCTCCGGCTAGTGGCGTTTCTCCGGGAGCCGTTACAAATGTCACCTTTCCCTTTGTTCGATCAACTGTGAAATCGGTGCCTTCTGTCTTCTCCACCCAGTCGCCATCGCCATTCAAAAGCCATGCCTTAACCTTTGTATCATCAAGCGGTGATTCTGTGGTTCCAAACGCAAGCTGAAACTCTTTCGTGCTTGCATGATCTGCATTGCAGATAAACCATTCTTGCCATGCCGGCTGTAACAGGTTCAGCGCTTCATAGTCCGTTCCACCGCCTTCTGGATTCTCTGAAATTCGCAGTGTAGGAATGTACGCATTATCGCTCAAGTCCTTTACCGTGAATCCATCAAAGATGAGTGCTTTCTTTCCGTCCAGAATGATTAGTTTCTGAGACAGTTCAAGAGAAACAGAACGGTGCTGAGCCATACCGGAATAGATCATCGTGTCTTCATAATCTCCGGTTAAAAGCATGATGTTCTCTGCTTTGTCAGCGGTAACAACTTCCTTGTTGTCTGCGGCCCATTTACGGCCTTTTGGTGCAGACAGGTTATAGAGTTTGTCTCCTGCATGAATCAGCCAGATATCCGTAGTGGAAAGATGATGTACTCCCCAGATTCTCTGCTTATAATCACCAATCTCTTTGTACCCCATCCTTTTACGGATTTTGCCCGGTACGGATCGGATCATGTTTACAGTGTTTGGGGATTTCGTTTCATCAACAGTTGATGCGTCGGAAGTAAAGTCGGCACCTAAGAAGCGATCATTCTTGTATACTTTCAGCGTTGGTGAAGATGGTATATTAAACTGTGTTGCCTGCTGATCAGCCATTAGCACCACCCACTTTCACTGACAAACTCTTCCTTTTTGCTGACATCTGCCCTCTGAGACAGCCTGTTCAAACCTACTTCAAAATAGTTTCGATATGATGTTGCAATGGAAAGATCATCATCCATGTACAAAACGGATGCCATATAGATAGGCAGAAGAACCGCAACCTCCGGATCAATCTGCAATACATAATCATCCGGAGTGGTTGACGTGATCTGTTTCGGGTACTTCTTGTAATAGACCGTGTATGCGCCGACCTTGCTTCTTGGAATAACGAGGGTCTTGTCTGCTTCCTGATAATAATCAGTTGCAGCCAGGTATTTCGGTTCATCGTCTCCCTCAAAGTAAATCTGGTTCTCTGCAAGCTGATAGAAGTCTTCTACCAGTTCGTCCATGTTGAATTTCAGGTACTCTTCATAATCATCAACATCTTCATCCGTCTCGTATCGGACACCATAAAGCGCAATGTTCTTAATGTTGCACGGATAGTCTGTAATGAACACAAGCGAAACACTTTTCCCGTCAGGATTGTCAATGTTTCCCTTATAGGTTGCATACTTCTCTTTTGACTGAACATCAATGGTCTTGAACGTTGTGTCTCCAACCACAATGTTTACCGTGCATACGCCTTCACAGCGGAAGTAATAAGACTTTGCTCCGTCTATGGAAAAGCGGTACTCTCCCTCCGTGATCTGGATGTTTTCAAAAGAACCACTCAGCGGATTGATCGGCCTGTTCACAATCGTATACTCGCCAAGAAGGAACTTGCCTGCCGTAGCAAGCATTTGCAGACCTTCGTTGGCGGTGTTCGGCATTGCATAGAGATATTCAGAATTTGAGGAATCAAACTGGATTGTGGTTCCGTTTGCAGAAAACATCTTCTGCAATGCGGCTAATTTAATATCTTTCCATGTAATGACCGTGTTCGACATTTTTACTTCCTTCTGGTTCTTCTCTTCGGCGGTTCCGGTACAACGGGTTCTGCTTCCATTGGCTCTTCCGGTTCCTTCGGGCCGAGATAATCTTTATATGAGTAGTTGTCTCCACATACGAATGTTACTTCGTACTTCTTTCCATCAATTTCGATGATGTCTCCTACATTCACAATCATATATTCTCCAATTCGTTTGTAAAAAAAGGGACAGGGTTTCCCCCTGTCCCTCTTCGTTACCGTTAGGCGAGCACAGTAGCTCCTTCAGCGGAAGATCCGCACAGAAGAACGTGTCTCCAGTTCGTGAAGCCTACGGAGCATCTTGCAAAGCCGTTGTAGGTCAGGTTTCTGGAATGAACGTCCTCATCGTTCTGCACATCCAGATTGGTTCTGTTGTAGAAGCGTGTAGCACGAAGTGCCTTGAGAGCATCCGAGGACATGAGGATTACCGGATGTCCGGTGTTTCCAGTCCACAGATAATCAACAACCAGCTTCCACTTACCTCTCTGCGTGTTGATGTCGTTTTTGTTGCTTCCGACCTCACCGTCAGTGCCAATGATTCTCTTTACGAAATCCTCATACTCAGGATCATCACCCGGAACAATGATGGTGTCTGCATCGAAGCCAAGAACCTCACCACGATCATCCTTGAAGTTACGCATCTTGTTCGCGAGCTTGTTCAGCACATCGGTATTGGTTCCCAGCTCATCCTTGTACAGGTTGGAAATGGTGGTTCCGGTTACGCTCTTGAGCTTATGAGCGGTGTTGAACAGCGCAAGACCGTCCGGAGCGGAAATGTCAATTCCGGTCTTACCACCAAAGCTCATGGTCTTTGTGTCTCCTACGGAAGTGGTGAGAGCCTGCGTCAGGAACTTAGCTCTGGTTCTCTTGTACGCCTGCACCATATTGACTGCCTTCTGCTTTGCTTCTGCGATCTGGTTATCATCACGAAGCTCTCTGGAAATGGTGAAATCCTTAGAGAACGTGATGTGCTCAATCAGCTTTGCATAGCCTTCCTCAAAGGTATCAACCGCTGCTACCTCACCCTCGTTCTTTACGGTGAAGTCTCCGAGACCGCCGATTGTCGTTGCTTTCTCTGCGAATCTGTCGGACTTGTCAACGATTGCAAGGGCATTCAGAATGTCGTCATACTTGTTCTGCTGTGCGTCAGAATCGAAGATTGCCGCATTGATGAACTTAGCCCACTCGTTCCAAAGGGAACCATTCTTGATGTTGTCACGAATTGTAACTGCCATTTAATTAACTCCTTTTTCTTGATTTGTTATACAAGGCACGGAGTTCCTTCGGAGACTTATCAGGGAACCACGCTTTCCACTGTGAAAGCTCTCCGGTTGGGATATCCTCACCGTCAACCGAACCACTTACGCCGGCCGCAGCGTTTAAGTGTCCCTTCGATCTCGCCTGATTGATTGCCGACTGCTGTCCTGCCTGTCTCTGGTTCGCTACAAGGCGGTCAAAATTGACCAGCTTATATGCTTCGGAAAGTCTGATGCGTCCACCAGAGTTCTGAATCATTGCGAGCATTTGAGGGTAGGTGTCGAGCATTGCAACGTCATTCTCCGATTTGATCGTAGGATCAATCGAACGAATTGCTTCAATGTCTTCGGCAACCATGGAACGTGCCTGTTCTGCCTGTTGCTGTTCAATAACCGCATTTGCGTACTGGACAGCCGGGTTGTTTCTGACTGCGTTGTCGATCAGATTTGGATCAATGCCGACCTGCTCAAGCTGACTTCTCGTCTGCTGATTCTGCTGTGCCTGCATTGCATTGAAATAGTCTTGGGCGGTTCTGATCGGTTCGCCCGTCTCCGGGTTTGTATACTGCCCGAACATCGAAGCAAATTGCCTGTCGAGTTCTGCCTGCTTAGAAGCATATCTTTTCTCTGCTTCTGCTTCGGCTTTCCTTCTCATAGCTGCATACTTCGCGTTTTCCTCCGCAGACTGCTGATTTGCGGAATCTGCTTCTTCGCTCTCATCTTCATGAGAATCTGCATCGGCTTCCTCTGACGAATAAGTAGTCTGTTCGTCTTCGGCGTTGTCCTCAGTTGACTGTTCAGCGACATCAGTCATTGTTACGCTTTCCTCGCCTCCGGTAAGACCATCACCTTCATCGAAGAACTTTCGGATATTAAACATGTATACTCCTTCGGATTTTTACGCTTTTCCTGCGAATGTATATAAAAATGGTTACTCGTCCTCTGACAGTTCTACGGGATCGTAAATTGTCTGGACGATTTCTCCATGATTGGAGCAATTTTTGTTTCGGCACGTCAGAATCATCTTGTATGCGATGCTTCCATCTTTTCTCCGAACCAGTTTGTTACTCTGAATACTCATCTCTGTATTACATTTCGGGCATTTCATCTGTTGCACCTTCCTCTGGAACCTCTTGTGGCATTGCTTGCTGTGCCTGCATCGCCATTTCCTGCTGTTCCTTGATTCTCTGCTCAATGATGTTCAGAATGATTGCAGCGTTCGGGTATCCGTTTGCTTTCTGGATTGTCCAGTAAGCTCTTGCGGTTTCCAGATCACCGACAGGGCCAAATGCTCCGGACTGCAATTTCAGATCAGTCTGGTTCCACAGTGCTTCTCTGTTCTGCATCAGAGTTGACGTGGGATCTGTCTCAAACAAAAACTCATCGTCCCAGTAAAACTCTCCGGCAGAATCAATCTTTAAAAACTCATGACGGTCAATCTCGTCATAGTTCGCAGTTCCGTTTGAATCAGTCGAGATAATCGCAGAACTTTGATCACTGTATGCAAGCCAGAACTTGAACATGTATTCATAAAGTTTTGCGAATGCTTCGTTCTTGAGCGTTCTTTTCGATTCCAAGCGGCCAGCCGCCTGATTGATTGCGTACTGTCTCGCAGTACCGGATACCTCAGAAGATGAGAATTTACCCTGAAACGAATCGGTAATACCAAGTGCTGACTTCGCCCAGTTGTAATTTGTCTCTTCGTAAGACAGATCGTTCTGAACATTCGGCTGAACATTGATAACGTCAATCAGTGACTTGTCTGCCGCGTTCCTTACTCTGAGGATTTTCAGTTCCTTGTCTGTCTTTTCGACATCAATACCAGTAGGAAGCGTTACAAACGATCCACCTTTTAAAAGTTTCTCGTTGATTTTGGAACCAAGTTTCTTGACCGTATCCTGCTGATCAATGATCACAGCGACATCAGAACCGCCCAAAAGTCTGTCATTCTGTGTGATATTCTTTCTCAAAACAACAGGGTAAATATTAGGTTTGTAATACGGAATCTTGCGTTTCACTTTCCGTACTTCCATGACAGGCTGTCCCATTTCATCCATGACAGGCTGTCCGTTTTCGTCCATTTGAGGTGCTTCTTCCTCTGTGAACGGATCAATGTTCCTGGAGAATGTGCCATCAGCCATCGGATAGGAAGTTTTTACTTCCATCCCTTCGGCCATCTCTTCATATTCTTCCGGCATTTTCTTAACTTTTTTGCTTCCGCACTCTGGACATACGCCGTTCTGCATGACGGCGCCGCATTTTGCACAGTGATCGAGGTATCTTGCTTCGTAATCGTCCAGATCGAGAAGAACTTCCGTGTCACACCAGACGAAAATTCCCACACCGCCATGCTCATTGTGGTAGTATGCCGTGTTTACGGTCACAATATCGGAATTGATTGAAGCCGTACTGGACTGCTCACCTGCAAGGTCTGTGTAGTCATTTCCGCAATCCTCTACAGATACGCCATAAATCGCCTTGACCTTCTTCTTCGTGTACAATTCCTGCACAAAGAAGTAGTCCATCTCTTCGATTTCGACCATTCCAGGCTGAGGAATCAGCTTTTTCGGATGAATTTCGGAAACTTTGATGTCTCCAATCTGCGAATGAAGGCCCGCGTTTGCGTCCCACTGAACATGAAAGAAGTCACCGCCCTGAACGGGTACGTTTCTTTCCATCATGTCATTAAGAAGCGGCAGTTTTGCGGTCTTGATCTTGTTTTCCAGATAGTGCTCCAGCTTTTTGGCCAGCTCTTCGTCTTCCGGATGAATCGCACGCACCTTTGGCATCGGAATAGACGAATCAACCTGTGATTCGATCAGCTCATACACGATGTTTCTTACGTTGGATGCTTTCTTCGAAGGCGAATAACTGGAATTGGGGTCTTGTGCTACGCTTCTGTCCCCATCGTAATAGCCCTGATAGGTTTTCATGCGGTTCTTGTCGCTTCCGTAGCTCTCCCTTGCTTCTTCCAGACGTTTCTTCCATGTTTTGAGGTTTTCCGGCTCCGGATCAATCACGCTTTTCGTCATTCTCTTTACCTTTTTCCAAAAATTAGGACTCATCGTCTGGTTCTCCCCAACGTTCAATCAACATTTGCCGATCCTCTTCGTTGGCATTTTCATAGTCTTCCCACATATCCGGCCTCCATCTCGTCCGATGCTTGTTTTCATCAGCAACCGCCGGATTTGTCCAATAGATGCAGTAGTATCTGAGACCGTCCGGAGAGTGTGTCAGATTGTGTGGTTTGTTTGCGTATATGTTCGGCCTGTCTTCGTCTCTCTGAATCTTCTTCAAACACCGAAGAAGCGTTGGAGCGCACCCGTTTAGTGCGGTAATTTTTCCTTTTGCACCGTCCGTATGGATAAGCATTTCCTTCATGGCGGCACAACCGGCGGCAATATCGTTGTTTACCTTTGTCAGTACAAGTCCTGCTTCCTGGAACAGAATCGCCCTGGATTTTCCGCTCTCCTGTGAACGGTTCCAAAGGTCAGGCGGCGCAAGATACTGCTGTACCTGGCCGATCAGACCTCTTTCCCGCAGTTCTCTTGTGATTGACAGGATCATGTCTGCCGCGGCACCGATTGTCATGTCCGGATGACACTCTTCTCTTACGATCTGCGTGTTTCCGTATGCGTCACGGTTGTACCAATACCCAGCAAGCATATCCAAGCCGTAGTCCATGGAAAAGTAGGTGACAAGCGACCCTTTCAGTCTCTCGTTCGAATTGAAAGATTCGTCCTTCACCTCCGGGAAGAATGCACCGCCCGGAACTGTTAATGCTTCCTCAACCGTGGCCGGGTACTCTGCGGTCATGAGAACAGGATCAGCAAGGTTCGCCTGCGTTTCCTTGTACCATTCATCGTCTCTGTGAGGATCTGCGTACCATGGGATAAATACCTTCTCAAATGAGTTGGATTCGTTCGTGTACAGTTCCTCAAACAGTGATCCTCGTTTGATGGATGATATTCCAATGACCTGTCCGGAATTGGGTCTGTTGATTGTCGGATAGATAGCCGCCCAGATATCTCTGTCAAACTGCTGGAACGCCCACTCGTCCATCAGCAGTACGTCCGCTGTGAAGGATCGGCCGGCGTTAGGTGAGCTTGGAAAGCATTCGAACACAGAATCATTCCCATTCGGATGATGGACTGTAAGCGTTAATGCAGTGGATTCGTACCACAGCCCTGTCCATCCCTTTGGAACGTATCCCTTCTTTGCAATCAGCTCCGGCATGTAACGGAATATGACCTGATCCAGTCTACGGACAAGCTCTTTCGCTTTTTCCTCTGTCTCTGACAGTCCGATTGCGGTTTTCGTTGGCTTTAACAACACCCATGCAACATGATGCAGTGCAAGCCACGTAAACCCAAGCTGTCTCGCTTTAAGGACGATCACTCTTCTACAATCGTGGAACTTCTGCAATGTTTCTCTCTGCGCTTTCCACATCTGGAACGGAACAATTACCTCTGCGGTATCCTTGTTCTCAATGTGTCCATATGTGTCTACAAAGTATCCTTCGTTATCTATGCAGTAATTCAGTTCCTCGTTGTAGATGTCCTCTAATTCCTTGCTCATGGCTTCAGAATAGCAACATGGAATAGTTTGTAAAATTTATAAAATTTTTCGGGGCGGGAGGGTACCCCTACGGCGCGGGCGCGCGCGATCAGGGTATAGGGGGGAGGGTGTAGCCCTACCGGTAGTGAGAGGGAGACGGGAGGAGGGACTACAGGGAGACAGGGAAGAGAGAGCCACCACCATAAGTAAGACAGCTAGCTAGATACATCTATTCGCATAATAGCTCTTATACGAACAAAGATCAGAAAAGCCTGTATTTTCAACGCTTCTTGGCTCTTCTGATCTTTAGCACTTTATGACAAGTCTTTATGTTATGTGCATTTTGCTAGCTAGCTTTGGTATAACCCCGTGTTTTCCGGCACCTCGTCTAGCGCTTTGCACAATGCTTTTGAATGGTGGTATCTACTGACCACTCGATTCTTGCTCTGCCTGCTCCGCTTTGATCTGCCTTGCACGTACCTTCTGGAGTAGCGCCCGGTCTTCATCAGTCATGATATCAGCGGTGATTTCCTGCTTTTCTGCGGGCTTCTCCCCGATTGTATCGCGTATGAACTCTGCGGCCTTTGTGGCTTCTGACTTTGATGCCTTTGTCCCTATAAGAAGCTGATTAGCGATTAAAGCGTCCAATACAGAGGCTTCTTTGTCTAGCCCTAGCTCATCTATAGTCTTAGCGGATGCCTTACGATATAATGCCGCTTCTATAGCTTCTTTAAATGTCTTCTTACGGGCCTTGGCTGCATTAGTAGCTTCTGCACCCTTGCGCCTGTCCTCGTCTGTCAGTACCCGGCAATATCCGCCGTTATACGCGATATACTTGCCATCATCAGACCGCGTATTGTCCGGAAGCTCTCTGTATCTATCGAGAAAAACCGCAGTAGGGATAATGTAGCGGCCTTTATCATCTTTGGGATATATGGACAGATCGAGTGACTCTCTTTCGTCCTGGCTGTCTTTTTTGATCTTTTCTTCTGCCATGTCTCTATAAATCCTTGTATACTGATATATGTGATCTCTTCCAACGTTTCCGGATCTGCTCGTGTGGATGTAGTCGGACAGATCCGGTAGCACAGAATGGAGGAAATACGGCTTTTCGCCTACATATATTGTAACAAGTCAAATCCGTTTGGCAAAAATCAGAAATAAAAAAAGGAACTGGATTTCTCCGGTTCCTTTACTTATTTTATAAAAATCCTTCTTTTTCCATCCTCATTTTTAATGCTCCTATCGTATAGGCGTTCAGGCTTTCCCCGGCAGCGTCTGCGGCAGCTCTTGCGATTTCTTCCGTTATATCTCCGTCTTTCCTCAATCTGATATTTAGTCTATCGTAATTTTTTTTTTCGTACCTAGTAGATGCATCTATTTGAGATTTTCTGATAGGCATATAATCACCCCCTTTATCACTATAAGTATATTTTCTTTTCCATTTGGTGCCAATATACATCTTGCATAATGGTGCCATTATAAATTTGTGCATTTTTACTCTTGCTTTATAGTGGTGCCAGTATGATAATACAACCATCAGCAAGGCAAACAACGAAACAACAACGGAGGGAAACACAATGAGAAAATACTTCGAAGATTGCAAGACCGCAGAGGAATTAAGAAAGCAGTTCCACAAGCTGGCAAAGGAACTCCACCCAGATAACGGCGGTAATGCCGAGGATTTCAAGGCCATGAAAGCCGAATTTGAAAAGGCATGGGAAACAATCGGCAATACCTATAAGAACGCCGAAGGCGAGACCTACCAGAAGAAAGAACAGACAATGACCGCTCCCGAATTTGAAAGCATCATTGAAAAGCTCATCCACTGGACGGATTGCAAGATCGAGATCATCGGCTCATGGCTCTGGATCTCCGGAAACACCTACAATCACAGATCCGAACTTAAAGAAATGCACTTCGGATTCAGCAAGAATAAGAAGGCCTGGTATTTTCACGAAGGCGGCTTCAGAAAGAGAAGCAAGAAGAGCTTCAGCATGGATGACATTCGCGGAATGTTCGGAAGCGATACCGTGGACACCACCGCACAGCCTACACTTGCATAATTAAAAGCGGCGGCCAACAACCGCCGCAAAGATGAATTTTACAAGTACACATTTTACGAGGAGGACTAAACCATGAAAAAGATCATCATTACTGCCGTTATTTCCACAATGCTTGCCCTGACCGCTTCCAATGCAGTTAAGGCACAGCAGCACACAGAAGCAACCCCCGTCTATGTCTGGACGGAAGGAAGCGGAAACGTAGATATATACGATGGTATTCCCGATTTTGAAATGCCGGACAACTACCATATCGAAGTTACAACCGGAGTAGTTACGGACAATCAGCACAACGGGAAAGTGCTTACAAGCACGGACGGAGTAACTCCCGGATATGACTACATTTGCTACAGAGCTATTCCGGCCGTAAAAGGGCAGAAAGTTACAACGATCCTGATTTATGAGTGTGATGAATCCGGTTGGTGGGACGATAACATCATTTACCGGTACGACATGATACAGGAGGACTAAAGATGAAAGTACACGGAGTAACCGTTAATAGTAAAGATCATTCTAAAAGTCTTATTTCTGACTATGTAGCTGCCGGCTTCCGGCTTGTATATGAGTATCGCGGAGATGCTGTATTAACTCGCGGTGATGAAAAGATAAACATTTTTTGCTTAGGAGTGTGGGAAAGATGAGAAATCACGATACGGTTGTTAGGGTAGATAACAAATATGCTTATAGAGAACTGAACATCTTTGAGGGAGAGAACAAAAAAAGTGAATGTATTGATGTTGAGTTGTCCAGAATCAACTCTGAATGCTCTTCGATCATGAATAGCTGGATCAAAAACGGATACATTCCGAAGGCGTTGCCGACATGGTGGAGCATTACCGTCTATGTAACAGATAAAGACGGTAATTGCTACGGTCGATACAATCCGCAGGAGCTTCCGAAGTCTCACAAGATCAATTTTGATTGGGTACTTGAGGGAACGGAAGAAAACAGAATAAAGATACTAGAAGAAATCGAAAAATTAGCATTTTAAGGCACAAGAAAACCCTTCCAGATGATCTATTGACCGTCTGAAAGGGCTTTTTCTTGCTTTGCTAGAAAGGGATGCACACGCCGACTAGGGATATATCTATTATATCATTCGAAATACCGTTTACTAACGCTCACTCTCCATGTAGTCAAACAGCACCGCAATAGCAAGGCCCACCGCCATCACAGGAACTGCGCACAAGGCCCACAGAAAGCCTTTTACTGCTTTTTTAATCCTTGCCACAAGTACACCTCTTTATCTTGGAAACATCCGCAATCGGTCAATATTACATGCTTACTGACCGATACAATCACCGCATGTCGCATCCGTCTAATGACCTTGTGACCGTCCTGCTCTTCCTGCACCACAATCACCTCATCACCCGGCTTTAATCTTGCCTTAAAGGCTTCGATCTCTATGCGCTTTGCAGCGTGCTGGATCTTCTCCGTAAACGGTAGCTTTATAAACTCTTTGCAATTTATCCCCATACAATCAAGGTATTCCTTTACTGTGTAGACTGACAGCCCAACCCCTTCCGCTATGTCTTCCGGGCTGTTTCCCTGACTGTACAACTCCCTAACCAGCTTCATCTGCTCCCGTTTTTTTTCGTGCATGGTTCACCTTCTCCTGTTCTTGCGGTTCCACCTTTTGATTGACTGTCTTCTTTCGTCTTCTGCGTCCAGATGGAAACTAACTCTTTTTGCTCTTTCCTCTAACCTTTCGGCATTGGCTTTGTAATACTCTTGATAAGCTGTACAGGAGCAGTGACACGATGCCGACCGCTCCGCACAGTCTTTACTACACGGAGACTTCAATGGTCGCACACCGGGCGTTCATGCTCCGGCACATCCGGTGTGGCAAATTCCGAATCTGCGAACAGACACTTCAAGCCATATTTATCTGCAACACCTTCTTCTATAGCGCATTCTCTATACTTCCAAAAATCCGTGGGAGCAATGAAGTAATCTGCGCCCGCCATCAGATTGATTGAGTCGGCTAGATATCGGATTCGATCCGCGTTTCCACATGGCTTCTTTGGAATGTAAGGATTGACTATTTTAAATTTTTCTCCAGTATATGCTTCTGCGATTTTCAGCATCTTTTTAAAGCTTTTTTGTATGTTATCTTCTGTCCGGCCCTCCGTGGGACAAGAAATGAAAAGCCTGTGCTTCGGAACGGTAGATTTAATTCGCACTTGAAATTCTGGGTTCCAGTTAATCTCATCTTCTGTGATTGTGGCTATGAGATCCCCGTCTTTGCTTTCAATAACAACTCTCTCGATTCCATCTAATACTCCAGTCATATTTTCCTCCAATTTTCTGTAATCCGCTTTTTTGTCCTTGCCTGCTTAAAGTCGATAATGTCCTGTATCGTGTTGTCATCAATACCCCAAATGGCCTGTAACTCGCTGATAATGATCAGCGTATCTGCCATTTCTTCTGCGAGGTTATACAGGAGAGCCGCCCGCTTTTCTTTTCCCTTTTCCGGGTCTTCCGGATCAAGATACCGGCATACCTTGCATATAGCTTGGATCAACTCGGCTGGCTCTTCCCTTGCTACGTCTGCCATGCGATCCGCTCCGTAGTAAGCGATTACCTTTTCTGCTGCATCTATATCAATATCAAATCCCATCATTTCGCCCCCGTACTTCCAAACCCACCAGAACCGCGTTCTGTGCCGTTCAGCTCTTCTACTTCCTGCGCGTCTTCATGCTCGTACTGCATCACTACAAGCTGTGCGATTCTTTCTCCGTGCTCGATGTACTGCACCATCTGACTGTCATTGTGCAAAGCTACGATGATCTCACCTCTATAATCGCTGTCGATCACTCCCACAGAGTTGGCAAGCCGTAAACCTTGCTTGGTAGCAAGCCCGGAACGTGGATATACAAGCCCTACCCGATAAGGGCGAAGCTCTATAGCTATGCCGGTATGGATCTTTTTCGTTTCTTCTGGATAAATGGCAATGGCACCAACAGGTACGTCCGCATACAAGTCCAGTCCTGCGGCTCCCATGCTCCCCCTTGTGGGGAGCTTAGCCATGTCTGTAAGTCTCTTAACCTTCATTTTTCACCTCATCAACGCAAGACTGGATTAACCGATTGCGATCATCAATGTACTCATTCGCAAAGATTTTTCGGCAATTATTTCCGAACGTCTCGATCATAAACGGAAGATTGTCATTTACAGCATCAAATACAAGCCCATGTTCCTTACACCACTCAACCGCTTCTTCTACCTGTTTATCGCTCCGCGATGTCCAGAGAATCAACTTGTCTCCACCAGCCTGTTTTCTCTTCAAATAATTGATCATGGCCACATTTGGTGCACCGATTTCCGGCCATGCATTTTCACACAGTGTTCCATCAAAATCTACTGCGATAATGTACGGATTCTTCTTTTCAATCATTGTTCCCGTTACCCCTTTCATCAGTTGAACGGAAGCTCTTCGTCAATGCCGTTCGGAATGCTCATAAAGTCGTCAATTGGCGGTTTTTCTTTCTGCGTCTCCTTTGGCGTATAGTTCTGCGCCGTATCGTTCGCTACCTTGCTCTCGCAAAATTCCTGTTCATCCGCAATAACATCGGTCGTATATACCTTCGATCCGTCCTGCTTGGTATAACTTCCTGTCTGGATGTGTCCGGAAACAGCTACTTTCATGCCCTTGTGCAGATACTTTTCGGCAAATTCGCCACCATTTCCAAAGGCTTTAATGCTGATAAAATCTGCGTTCTGCTGCCCTTCTACCTTCTTCCCTCTGCGCTCTACCGCAAGGCGATAGGATGCAATGCACATCGGCTGGTCTCCCTGCGTGTATCTAACCTCCGGATCGGCTGTCAGTCTCCCAATAAGATTTACTTTGTTCATTCTTCTTCCTCCTCAAAATACACCGGATTTTCTGCGTACACGCTATTCACCATCTTCACGATCTTTTTCACCGCTTTTTTGGTTCTTCCGGCTTGCTTGAAATACAGCCTCAGCGAATGCAGTACATTCATAATTTCCGCATTGACTCCAATTGACGGGCAGTCTGTCCAGCGTCTGACCGACACGAGCTGATATTGTGGATTTTTGTCACCTAACGGCAGCTCAACATAAAAGCCCTTTTCGATCCCTGTGCTTTTTGTATGTGGAACATGCTCTTTGTCGAAAAATACGGCATCGTTGGAAATGTGCGCATCTAAAAATATGTCTTCTGGATCAATGTAAAACGCACACTGATAAGATAATGTTTCCTTTGTATCGACGATTACATCTTCGTCCGGTGGCGGTAATACATCGTCTGGACGATACCACGTATGCGTGTGCTGTACCTCAACAACGTACTCCGTGAAACCCATTGATCTAGGTTTTTTGTTCATTCTTCCTCCTCATCAAAATCCGGGTACTTATACCCCTCTCCCATCAACGCGCCAAATCTCATCTTGATGTCCGATATGTAGCTATCAAGCTGCTCCATCTCAAGCCGCATAAGCCTTATGTCCGTATTGAAATGTGTTAGCCTTGACATTGCAATAAAGGCTCCCGTATGGAGATCGAAGGTGTCGTCCTTGCTGCACACTGCACTTGCTTCTTCTCCGGTCTCAAGATCCTTAACTGTGACAGTATCCCCGTCTCTGTAGATCACGATGCTAGGCGGTGTTTTCTTTGATTTGACCTTTACAATCTCGTGATCCGAAAAAGTCCAACAAAAGTTTTCATCAAAATTCACTACGTAGGGCTTTCCGTTGTTGGTACAATATATTCTTCTAACAATTCCGGTTTTGCCTTTCAACACGGGTTCTGCTGTGACCTTTACGGTGTCACCGACCTTAATTTCGTCTTTTGGCACTGGCTTTCCCGGTTCTGCTTCGGACTTGAGCCAATCTCTATAGTAGCTTGAACAGCCGATTTCCGTTTTCGGATTGTGCAAATCGCAGTCGCGGCATCTAATGCCAATGCACGAAGCTGGTTTTCCATTGCGTACAGCTGGATGCCGTGTTTCATCCTCTTTCATTATCTTTTCGACTTCATCTTTATACAGTTCTTCGTTTGTCATGCGTAATTCTCCCAGCCTCCTTTTGCCCTCCTATTCCATGCCCGGGTAGCTCCAGCCTTTGTGCGGTGCCAGTGACCGGCGGTTCCGACCTCATTCTTGCATGAAATATCGTCCATATACTTGTACTCATCCTTCACTTTCAGCAGATCCGGATACTTTCCGCAAATGCTGCATGGCACTAACCTTGGATACATCGCTTCCCCTTTCTGTTGAGCATTTCCCTCACATACTCTTCAATCGTCTGCCTTTTCATTTTTTTCTTCATTCGTCTCCTGCTTGTCAAAGATTTTTTCCGCTACTATTGCTCCGAAAATAGAAAGAGAATGTGCTTCTTCTAAATCTGCATCAAGACTTGCTATTGTGCTGGAAATAGTGTCTAAAAATTCCAGTCTGGAAATTGTTACATAGTCTTTTTTTGCTTTTTCATTATTCCTTTTGCACCATTTTTCATACCAAGAAGCCATGTTCAGTCCTCCTTCTCATCGCTCCAATCTATACTCTGCCCGCACTGGAAGCAGAATTTGTCCCAGCGCTCATCAAGACAAACGCCGCATGTCGGACAGTGATTCTCCCGTATACGATAAACAACCTTTGGCTTCTTCGGTATCTGGTAATCTGCCAGTTCCTTGAGCTTTTCATATTCCTCATCTGTCAGTGTGATCATCTTCGCTTTCCTCCCTGTACGGCTCCGGTAAAGGCATCCACGCTGGAATTTCTATCCCTCTTATACGTTCTCCTTCGCATTCTCCGTATTCTGCTAGGATGTCTTGTGTGGTGCTTGAGTACCAATACCAATCTTCGTTATAAAAAACAGCCGCTCCGGTAAATGGAACGCCTTTTATGCTTTCGTAATACGAAGGTGGATTCGGATTCACCCATGTAATAATTACTTCTTCCAGATTTTCCGGTAATCTCTCTGTTACCGGAACCCATCCAAAATCACTCATCTTCCACCTCCGGTTTGATTCCGCATGACCCTGTGTATCCGATCCCCGCTAGCATCTTCCTCAGCTTCTCCATGGCCTTCGGCTTGAGTGCGTCCTGTAAAGGCATATAAGCTACTACCACTCCATTAGACACCTCTGCCTTTAATCCCTGATTTCTCAGATAAGCTGCTGCGTCTTCCTTGCTGACTTCATTTCCGATCATTCCGCTTTCTCTCCTTCCAGTTGTTGCAGCCTTTGCTTCCCTTCTCCTTCTGACAGGAGTACACTTCGCACCTCACATGCGTCCCGCTGGTCCGTGCGCCCGGCATGTGGTAATCCGCATACTCGCAGGTTCCACAGCTCTTTACTTTTTCCACTGTTCCTCCTTCAAAATGTATTGACGTATAAATCTATCTGCATACTGCGGATGCATCAGCGACCGCTCAACCTTTCTGGTTGTGTCTTTAGTCCCTTTTGCATTCTCAATATTCCTTACTTTCACATACTCGATTGGTTCGAAAACAAGGTTCTGCTCCGGCTTACAATTCAAAAACCAATATTGAGTTGGCTTTTTGTAGTAATCTCCATTTTCAGTTCTGTCCGTGTCGATCAAAGCCGGTTTCATGCACCAATATGTCCGCAAGTAGTGCGGTTGTGTGTATGGGTTTTCGATGATCATCGGGAATCCTTTTCTCAGGCAGATAATGGTCATCTTACTCAGCAAGATATACAGTTCGTTCAGCTCTTTTTGTAAAGAAATACTGCATTCCAGCTTCTGTATATCCGTCCACTTCTTTTGCTGATGTGCTTCACCTCTCATCATCAACGGGATTTTTGCTTCGAACCTGGTACAAGGGAAAAACGCCATGCAGATATCATCCTTCCCAATTTGGTCAAATATGCTAGGCTTTCCTTCGTACCCATGCTCGATCTCTGAGAAGATGTCCACGATATGGTCTGTCTGACCGAAGTCATTTAGAATGTCATAATCTTCTGCTTCAACACCATATTTGCGAAATGCATTCTTGAAAGTCCCAGACTGTTCAAATAAACAAAATGCCTTCAAAGCATTCCCTCCTTCCTGCAGGTTTTATCTTTTTCACTCATGTATTACCCCATCTTTGTCGAACGTAAGTTGCCCCGGAATCGTCGGATCTTCCATCCACCAATCAAAGCATTCTTTCCCACTTTTCCATGCTGTCTTGAGTCCATCTTTTACTCGCTTCTGAATCATCCGGTCAAAAGATGAAATATAGGCTTTTTTATAAGTTTGGAAATCTCTAAATTCTCTTTCTCGTTTTCTTCCAGACAAAGGACACCCTACACACCCAACGCGGTTATATCCACACTTGTAAAGGTCGCAAACAGCAATGTCTTTTTTTTGGATAAAATCCCAAATTTCCGAGTCTGTCCAGTCGATAATTGGGTTACAAATCGTTTCTTTGTTCCGCTTTGCTTTCGCCACAAAAGTGCAGTCAAAAGGAGATTCTTCTTCTACAGATTTCCCGCATTCTTTGGCTTCCTGCTTTGCTTCCTCATATACCTCTTGGATATGCTCTGTCGTAAAGTTTAAGGCCTCCTTTTTTGTCTTTCCGATCACCTCGAAAGCACTTCGTGCTTTTCTTGATGCTGACTCTGCCTTTCTAACCCCAGTTGCCACCATGCGGCCAGCTCCATCCCCCTCTTTAAGCTCCTTGCAGCAGTAGCGAACCACTCGTGTTGGGGGCATTCTTTTCTGAACGATCAGATCCCACATAGAGGTCTGATGCGGTGGAAGGTTTCGAATAACAGTCTTTATCCCATATCTTTGCAAGTGCTCAAAAGTATGTCGGATATGAAATACAGTTGGTGGAGCGTCTACTGTCGTGTGGCTATTGTGTACCTCAAAGTCAGTCGGATTAAGGCATTCCAGCGCAAGCCTGAGCATCACATCACTATCTTTCCCGCCGCTATACGTAATGATGAGCGGCTTTTTGTAGTAGTCTCTGCTCATATCGGCAGCTAGTTGGAGAATCCTTTTGCTTTCATCCACTTTGTTCAAAGCACTCCCTCCTTAAAAGGCCCGTTTACCTTATTCGTCATTTCCTTCATCCTCCAAAAAGTAATTTTTCCCGAAAACCTTCATCCACTCTTCGTGTCCGAAATTCCTTTCAAAATTTTCCTGTGCTACGTACTGTAATGCCCTGTCAAATTTTCCCTTGTCGTGCAATTTCATGTGGCAATCGTGGCACAAGTGGACTTTCAACCCGTACTTCTCTGCTTTTTTTCTCCCTGCGGTTCCGTGGATCATGTGATGCTCTTCTGTCTTTCCCCATCTTCCGCAGATATAGCACTGATTTTTTCTATCTCCTGTTATGATGCTGTCCATCTTTTTGATTCCCTCCACTGTCTCAAACGTTCTGCGCCCTCTGCCTTCTGCTCTTCCGACAGTGCTTTAGGTCGGCTGATGCGGATATACTTCTTGCTCACCCTTGCAACGATGCTTCCGTCTGTGTTGAGGTGTGAAATCTTCACATCTTCCGGGTACTTCTGTGCGTACTCCTTAATCCGGTTGCACTCCGCTGTTCCTCCCGGAAACGTCACGGTCACAACCTTGTCCCCTCTCAGCCATTCAATCGCACACTCCGAAGAGTAGTCTTTCAGGCTCTTTTCCTCGTTCTCGCTGCACACGCTTTCAAACTGCTCCATCCTGTCCATGTCCTTACCTCTCTTTCTCGCTGTATACCAAGGGTTTTAATGTCTAAAATCGCGTTTTACCTTCGTACCCCTATAAACTACCGTCCGAACAATAAAAGTCGATTCTAGCCCTTTCCATCGCCTATACAGTCGGTATTCTGTACCCTCATCCGCGCCAACTCCTTCTTCCTTGCAAGAATCTCCTCTCGGTGTGCTCTGTAGTAGGCTCTCTTTTTGGCCTTCTGCTCTTCTCTGTGCTTGTCCTGCCATGCTTTCTGTCTGGCTCTGTACTTTTCCGGATTCTTAGCCCTATCCTTTCGCTCGTATTCCCGGTTCTTGGCTCTCTTCAGTTCGATTCCGGTTAGCTTCTGCTCAATGATTACGACATCCTTCTGCTGTCCACAGCAGTTAAGCTCTACGGCCCTATCGTAGTCTCCTGCTGCCAGTGGACAATCCAGACTGTCTTTCTTGCAGTTTCGGCAGAATGTAATGATTTCTGTGTCGGTCATGCCGGATCTCCTTCTGCCAGAAGCTCAGTAAGGAAATGCTTCTCGTCTTCTCTCACCTTCTCCAATCGCTTTTCTTCTGCCCTTTTCTTTTCAAGCAGTGTTGGAAGGTTGGCCTGCTCGTCCATCCGCTCCCTGTCCAGAACGGTTCTGTATGCTCGGATAAAATGTGACTGCTCCACGCTTTCCACCGTCTGCGCATCCATTGCCGCAAGCTCTTTCAGGTTATCCGATGTCCCTATTGCTTTCTGCACGCTTCTAGGCAGCTTTGCAAACTCCTGTTCGCTGTTGTAATTGCTGTTCTGGATTGCTTTCCGAACATAGCTCCACGCTTCTGGGCCGCTCATTTCTTCTCTTGCGTTAGCCTGATAGACCTTTTGCGTGATATCCGCAATCGTTGGTGGATATGGTGATGTTCTCATGATGTCTGTGATTGCTTTGCTTGCATCCTTGTACGGAATGTCTTTCAGCATCCCGTACCAAACCGTTACCGCGTATTCGTCCGGCAGAAATTTCGGGTCAGAATACGCCGCTTTCATTCCCCTCACCAGAGTTGTGAACTCCTGCTTCGTCATTTCCTTCTGTCCTTTCCAGCCAACGATCAACTACATCCATGCGGTTGTGAATTGCATCTATGTATGCCGACCCGCTCCCCTTTGTGGATACCTTCCCACTGTTGTCCTGCTCTTTGCTGAGCCACGTATTGACAAACCGCTTCACTCCGTTCCTGGTCTTCTTCTTCGTGGGGTTTGATAGGCTCCATGCCCTCATCCTCCGGAACGAATCAAAAACATCTACGGAAGGGTACAGCCTGCAATACTCGTCATACTCGGATACGGTCGGTCTCCACTCGGTACCGTCTGTAAGAGGGATTGCTTCCACGTTGGCTTCCATCCCATGAGCGATGTGATCGCTCTGGGAAAGAGAATCTTTAGATTCTCTTAAAACTCTTTCCTTCTTACCTTCTTTACTTTCTTTTCTTTCTTTATGTGCTGTTACTTCCCTGTTACTTTCCTGTTGGTTCTCTGTTACTTCCCTGTTACTTTCCTGTTGGTAATCATGTTGGTCTTGATACTTCTCATACTCAGAAACACTATAAACATGGCACCTTCCGGCCTTTCTGATTGTGATGCTGTTTGTGTTAAGCAAATGCTGAATTGCTGTCCGCACGTTCTGTACTGTTAAACCGTTCTTTTGTGCGATAGAAGGCAGCGATTCAAGCACTTCGCCCCTCTTAATTTCGATGCCGTGCCAGCTTCCGTCTTGCCATCTTGCAGTAATAAGGAAGTGAAGAAAGACCTTAAACGTGACCGGATCGTCATACCATTCCCATTCAGATATCTTTCGAAACAGCTTCATGTATCCGTTGTCTGTGCACATTCCTGATTCCTCAGTCTGTATGATGCATAACTGACTTTTCTTCCATCGTTGTCGATGTACTCCAACCTGTCTGTAATGATGTCGTAACCATCAGATCGAAGGTTTTTAATTCGTGCCGCCAGTCTCATGCACCCAAACGTTAATGCATCCTGTGGTGTGATGCTTCCTTTGTTCTGCATCCACCTAAGAATTTTGATTTTCTGCGAATCATTCCTCTCCATGATCGCCTCCGAAAATACAAATAATGGTCTTTGGTTCCTTGCTGTACTTTTTGAACGCCGAGAGCATTACGATCTGCTTGTCATCCGGAAACGCAATTCCATTTAATCCGTCCAAGACTGCCTTGACGATATTGTCGATATCTGGTTTTTTCAGATGTTTAACTGTCCCATCTTCAATAGCCCTTAACACCTTTTTCGTTGTGCTTTTCGGAATCGGCATTTCTGCGATAATGTCAATTCTCAAGGCTTCAGATTCACCGAACTGTTTTGCTCCGGAATTAAGAAAAGCGTTTGCAACTCTCGATTCAAATTCCTTCGTTTTCCGGGTGTTGTAGCAACGCCCAGTTCTGGTGAATCTTGGTCTTGCCTTCCCAACCGGATCACCGGGAACCTCAATTCTTACACTGTTCATAAGCTCTCCACGCCGCTTTTAATCTTTCGATCTCGTCTGGACTTGCTGTCTCGATGCCGTGTTCCTTAGCTTCATAGACAGTCCCATCAATCAGCCGTGACATTTCTTCCGTGTCGTATGTGTGGCTCCCTCGTATTACCCAGTACAAAGGCAGCTCACCGCTGTCTGTCGATACCGTTCTTCCGGATGGCCTGTAATGCTCTGTGATGCTCTTTGTCCAGTCGAACGTGGGAGATTTCAACGCCCACTCAAAAGCCCCGTCTGTGACCTGTTCTGCCCCGTATTCAGCAAGCAGAATATTATGCATTTCCGTCTTGCTGACGTGCCTCTTCTCTGCGATCTTTGTACACAACACCCAGTAATAGTCATTGGCGTTTAGTGTCCGCTTCTTCCTGTACGGCTTCAGGACGATAGAAAGAATCTTGTCTTTCAGTTCTTCAACCTTTGCAGGAACCGCCTCAACCTCGATGGTCAAGACGGTTGTTCTGCTCTGGAAGGACTGCTTGATGTCAATTAGCTTTCCCTTCGTTTCCATCGAAAGATCCTCTAAAAAGCTCCCGCGCAGAAATGGAGATAAATTTCTGACAAATTTCGTTTGCCAAAGCTCCCATTAAAGCGCTGGTCTGCGACTTGATAATATCGGAAGCTACATCTGCGGATTTTTCGACAAACTCGCGGAATGAAATCGTGATTTCGTCATTCTGGTGCTCCTTTATAAAAGCTGTTACATTGGGGTGTTCTTTCTCCATCTCCTTTGTTGCCTTGTCAAAATCACTCATCCTCTTTTTCCTCCTTCTTGCTATTTATTTTTCCTTCGAGGCTGCTCATAAAGTCCCTCAAGTCATCAACCGAAAGGTCTGTGACCTTTTCCTTTCCGTAGTGCTCTGCAATGTTTTTAAGCTTCTCCGGAGATTTATAAACCTTGTTGATGGTTGCGAATGCCTGCGCTGCAAACTTCGCGTCTTCATCAATCTGGCTCTTCGGTTTCTGTTCTGTCTGATTGACGGTCAACGACTCCGCATCATCATCCGTAGTAGCAAGGCCATAAGCCATAAGAAGCGAGTAGCGTCTTGCATAAGTAAGAGCTGATCCGTACTGCTGTACCGGATTAACCTTGTTCCCGGAAAGCGCACCGGATTCAAGAACCTTGCACCCCCTGATTGGCTTGCTCTCTTTTCCTTCCTCATCTACCTTGACTGTCCAGATGTAGTCATTTCCGTCTACTGAATCAATGAACTGGTAGTAGGACTGATTGTTTTCCTCGATCAGCTTGTTGATCTGTGCGAGATCGGTGTACTCGTACCCGTATCCCTTCTTGTTTTTGTTCAATCTACTCTGCATTATTTCTCCTTTCTGTTACTGTTTACGGTTGCGTTTGCTCCGCATTTCGGTTCCATCGCAATGCAATTCAGTGCCTTTTCTGTACGTGGCTGTTCTTTTCCTATGCCGTTCAGTTCATGGCAGTTCCGTTGCACAACAATTCAATTCCCAGCTACACCTCTGCTGTGCATTTCTATGCTTGTCCATTGCGACTCATTTCAGCTCATAGCCTCTGCTTTGCTCTTCGGCTCTATTCCATGCCCTTGCGTCTCCTAATACTTTTCCAAGACCAAGCATTTCTGAGCTATTCCGCTGCTTTTCGTAGCCATTCATTGGCGCATCTCCTCCGCGCCGCGCCCTTCCTTCGCATCTCTGTACTTTTCTTTTCTATTGCCAGTCCTCTCCCTACTGTTCTTGTGCTTATCCGCTCTGCACGTTTCTGTGGCTATGCGCTTCTCGTCTGCTCTATGCCTACGCATTACATTTCTTGGCTATGCCTATGCGCTTCCGAACGTAGCTTTGCCATTCCATTTCTTTGCTACTCTAGGCAACTCCATGCCTCTGCCAAACCTAACATTTCCGCTGCAATGCATTTCTTTTCTCTTCCATCGCCTTTCGAGGCTGATCAATGCCGTTACAGATCAGTGCGTTGCTTTTCCATTTCTCTGCTAAACGTAACTTTGCCTTCTCCTAACAATGCTATTCCAATGCGATTCAAAGCCGATCTGTTCCTACGCATTGCTAATCAATGCCATTACTTAAAGATCGTTATGGGCTTATGGTTAATTTCGCGCCAGACGAAAGCACCCTTACCGGAATTTCTCCACTGTCCTAACCCGTTGAACTTTCCGTAGTCCAACCATTCAGAAACCAACGGCCAGTCCCCGTCATCAAGCATTACGACATCGAACTCAATCCATGATCCCTTTTCGATGGAATCGGAATCTGCAATGGCAACTCTCGGCCCTTGCATCGTTTCGGCTCTCAGCGGTCGCTGACATTCACCGACTCCGGCCTTAGTCATGTGGATTTTGATTGCCCTGGATGACGGATCGTCCGCATCCGGGAAAACGAAGATTCCAAGGTCAATCTTTTTCTTGTACGCCTTGACCTTGCTGGACTTGCTTCCGGAGAGTCCTCTCTGTGCGGCACACGCCGACTTGAAAAAGCCTTTGATCTGGTAGTTCCAGAAAATCGGATTTCCACCTTCATCAGTAGGAAAGATTGTCTTTCCCTTTGCCCGGAACTCATCCTCACCAATTGCGGCGATTTCCTCTTCCTTCGTTGCGGCGTCCGGTGCCTTCGAAGATACGTAGGAACCGTGAATATCCGGATCTCCCGGAGCCGTTCCCAGTACGTCATCAATAAAATCAACGTGAATATGCTTTGTAATCATCCCTTAATCCTCCGTGTAGTTATCCCAATCGTCCTGCTCTGTTAAATCGTCATAGTCTCTTTCTTCTTCTCTGGTTCCGCGCATCTGCTCGTCATACCAGACTTCCGCATCAAACTCCGGATTCGCTGTCATTCTCATCTTTCAGATCCTCCGTGCGGAATACGTGAACTCCGTTCTTGTCCTCAAAGGTTGTGATAACGGAACCGTCCGCCCAAACCTTCATATCAACCGAAATTATTCCGGCATCCTTGGAAAAAAGGCCCATAAGCTGCTGTGCGCAATACTTAACCTGAAAGTTCAGAACTGAGAACGGAACCTTTACATCCGTTTTTGCGTGCTCTGCTTCTCTTGTTAATTCATCCATCTTGTGTTATCCTTTCTTTATCCCAGATATGTTTTTGAGGGCTTGCCGTGTCAGCGGCAGCTCTCTTTTTTTGTGCCGATCAAAAAAGCGGCAATTCCGATTGCTACGTCCACTGCAAATGCGGTATACAATCCGCAGCCGTGGAACAGAAATCCGATCAAGATACACGCCATCCCTAATCCAGCCATCCTGTTCACCTCCCTTCTACAAAGACTTTCATGTCCGCTTCCGTGAAATGCAGAAAGCGGTGCATTTGCTTGATCTGTCCCCTTGTCCACTCCCCATCTTTCATGCGTTTCCACATCGTTGTATGAGGAATCCCTGCTTTCTTTTCCAAGTCACCAAGATTTATGCCGGCGAATGAACAACGGCCCTTGATGATCTCTGAGAATGTCGGTTCGTGCTTTCTCATCTTCCCTCCGTAAGTTCCCATTTTGGGGACTTATTGAACAAAAAAAATCTTGTCTCTTTCAGCTCTCGTGAGACGAAGCGTCTTTGTAAGCCCCATGATTTCTGTGTCACAAAAATGGCCACGACCTTTTAACCGATTACAGAGAGTAGGCCGCTTCATTCCACACTTTCTTGCAATCGCAGCCTTTGTCATTCCGCTTTCCGCAATCTTACTATTAAGCATCTGTAAGTTTGCCATGTCTTCTCCTTTCCTTCTTTTTCAGTTCCCGTTTTGGGAACTGATTATGTTTTATCACAAGTTCCCAAAGGCGTCAACTATTTTTTGAAAAGTGTTCCCAAAATTTATAATTGGTGATATGCTGAATTTATAAAAAGAATGGAGATTTAATTATGGAAGAAACTATTTATCAGAGAATAAAAAAGCGGCGTTTAGAACTAGACATGTCTCAAGAAGAACTTGCGAAAAAAGTCGGTTATAGCCACAAAACCGCAATATGCAAAATAGAGGCTGGAGAGCGAAAGTTAAAAGAAGATGTTATTTCAAATCTTGCAAAGGCTCTCGACACAACGCCGGCATACCTTATGGGATGGCAGGATGAAGATGATAGACGTGAACGAATGGCTCGTTTCTACTATAGATATGAAGAGCTGTCCGACTTGGAACAGGCAATGGTTCGGAAGATCATGAACTGTGATGAGGACTTTAATAAGTTGGAGAAGTGATCTTTAACTCGTTTTAACTCGTTCTAACGAGTTAAAGTCAAAGATTTAGTCAAAGATAGTCCAAGATTTAGTCCAAGATAGTCCAAGATTTAGTCCAAGATAGTCAAAGAATAAGCAAAAGAATAAGCAAAGTTTAGTCAAAGTTGGGTCAAAAGAAAAAGCCGCCCTGCATAACAGAACGGCCCTTCCTTGCAACAATCAATATTCACTTTAGTAACACATACATTATACCATACAAAAAGAAAAGCGTCTAAGGTGGCAGCCCCAGACGCATCAGCAAAGCCTTACAACCAACACGATTGAAAGGATAGGCATAATATACCATGAAAGCAGTGAAATTACCATCCGGAAATTGGCGCATACAAGTCTACTTGGGAAAGACGAAAGACGGAAAGAAGATCAGAAAGTCTTTTACTGGGGAAAACCGGAAACAGGTAGAAGCAGAAGCACATCAGTTCTTGATCAGTCACGAAGAAGTAACCAGATCAGATTCATTCGGAGTAATGGCAAAACGATTCATAGAAGACCGCAGAGCCGTTTTAAGCCCTTCTACCATTAGAAGCTACATACATATAGCCGAGCGGTTAAAAACGCGTTCTGTGTCATTCTGGGACGGTTCTGCGTACTCAATATCAAAATACGATATGCAGGGCGTGATTGATCATCTTGTTGAGGATGGGCTGTCACCGAAAACAGTATTGAACTATCACGGATTTATATCAGCGGTTTTGGATTATTCCGAAGCACCAAATCCGCAAGTCAGACTTCCACAAAAGAAGCGTCCAAATCTCAATATTCCAGATTCGGAAAAGGTAAAAGCTGTTCTGGATGCCGCAAAGGATACGGAAATTGAACTGCCGATCATGCTTGCCGCATTCGGGCCACTCCGCAGAGGTGAAATCTGTGCTCTGAAATGGTCGGACATTCAAGGCGATGTGATACACGTTCAAAGGGATTGCGTCCTGTCTCCGGAGAAGAAGTGGGAATACAAGCTACCAAAAACACTGACATCCGACAGGTTCGTAACGATGCCTGGATTCGTCATGGAAAAGCTGAAAGAAATTCCGAAGGCAGATCCAGATGGATTCATATTCGATATGAACCCTAACCAGATAACAGACAAGTTTAGAAGGTTGCTGAAGAGGGAAGGGATAGAAGACTTCCGGTTCCATGATCTCCGTCATTTCTGCTGTTCCTATCTACACGGAATGAATGTTCCGGATATATACATCATGCAGAGATCCGGTCACGCTACCACTGCTACACTGCGGCAGATATATACTCACACGCTACAAAACCAATCAGAGGAAGAAACAAAAAAGATCATTTCCGGTTTCAATTCCATAGCAAAATAAATTTTCGGGTATGGCTAGAGATTCTAGCCATATTTTTTTGCTTCAATTTTATGTGTCGTGTGCACTTTCGTGTGCACTTTTTCTGAAAAACGATGAATTTCACGTTCCGCAGAGTGAACACTGTGTTCCGTCTGAGCATCAAAAAACCTTGTATTTTCAACGTTTGTAACCACTTTCGTTGAAAACACAAGGTTCTTGTAAAAGTGCCGCCAGCGGGAATCGAACCCGCACTCTGTTGCCAGAACGGGATTTTAAGTCCCGCGCGTCTACCAGTTCCGCCATGGCGGCATAGCATCTGATTTATAATACGCCCCCCGGTTACAATTAGCAAGAATTTCTTTTCTTCACAACTCTTCCCTGAAGTGAAAAAGTAACTTCCACTCCATGGGGAGCAAAGTGGAAATTACTCTTTCCGTAACTTCCACTTCTGAAAAGTGGAAGTTTCTCCTACAGAACCACCGTTCGAGATGTA